CATATTTGGCTTCCATATAATCAATCAACTGGTCGCCCGCATAATATCTTGTACCCTTAACTTTTGGGTCTAAAATATTAATCATACAATATCCACCCTCTTTGCAATGAAGGTAAGATTGCTCTGTAACTGGAATGAAAAATTTGTCTCTCCATAGCTCATACTCACCAAACTTTTTCCAAGATTGGTCATCCTCAAATTCACTACCCTGTGCATATAATTCAGTAGCAAAGTATGGTGGAGAAGTGAACGTGCAATCAAAATCATCTGCTAGGTCATCCCAAGGCAAATCTTCAGCGCCACACCTATATATCTGCACTGTTTTGCCGGGAGACATTTTATCCAACTCCTGTATCATTTGATGGTATACCTCAAAAGTGTTAGGATTCGGATCACAACCAATATAGTGTGTTGCATCTGAGGCATAAAAACCAGTAAGTCTATCACCCCAACCCATAGAAGTATCAAGCACAGTTTTAGCACCAGTCATATTATAGACCGTCTTTGCTACAATCGGCTTGAATTGTGTGGCGATATATGTGCCTAAGCGTAATACTTCCATCACACTTTTCGGACTCAAGTCCTCTGTGCTATTTACTCCACGCCACAAGCCACCAATAGAGGCCCATATTTTCTTGGCATCACCTTCTTCCCAACATTGTGCCGGGGCCATATGTGAATAAGAACCACACTTCAACCTCAAATGGTTCATAAAATAATCAGAGCAGGTGTTGTATGTTGATGGTGTTTCTATTAGACCAAGTCCGTGTTCCTTGAAGTTGTATTTGTAATCATCATACTTTTCCATCACTTCATTTTCTATCGCCTCTACTGGAACCAAAAAGTTGGTGTAATCCACAGCCTTCAGCTTTTGGAAGTTTGATACCATTTTATCATATGGTATTTCCCTAAAAGGAAACGGTGGCCGTTCCTGGGCCACATATTCCGAAATCGTTTTACGGCATTCTTCTTTACCATAGGTCTCCGTGATGTAGCGAAACTCACCTTTATTCAAGTAAAAGTTGTGCTCGCCCAAATAACTATATAATTCTTTATTCATCCAAATAACGCCTCTAATGTCCTACTTGTGCCAAAACTTCTATCTATCTCCCAACCTACCTGAGTTACAATAAACTGTAAAGGATCTACAAAAGATTTTTCAAACTGTAAATCCATATCTACTACATCATGCAGTCTAAACTCCTCAGGCAACTCACCCAAAAAAGAAATCACATTAGCTTGCAAAACATTCGGCATCTTCAAGTTTAGATATTTGATCTTATCGCCGTCCCGGATCAGCTGATACTTATTAGTCAGTTTATGTTTCTTCAAAAGATGGTTGTAAATCAAAGCACCCTTGATGTGCATTGGTGTTCCTTTCTTATAAATGTTTGAGGCATCACCCCACTTCTTTATGCCATTGACTCCCCGTGGGAATGCTATTTCTTCAACCGGAGTAACGAGAAATTCTTTCCTAAAAGCCTGAATAAAAGTATTGACCGCTGAAGCATCTTCATTCACTATCACCTTCAACACTTCCTTAATCTTTGTCCTACACGGTCCTGGTGTTGAGGACTTCACTGCCTCAATACCCATTATTTTCAGTTGGGGTTCTTCATATCTCACACCCTCACTATCATGCACATTTAGGATGTATCGTTTCTTGGCAGTCCAGATACCTTTGTCAGCAATAACTTCTCTTGCCATCTCCATCTTCTGTGCATAAGCATTTACATACTCAGCCAATTCCTCATAACACTTGGTGATATAAGGCTCCATCTTCTCTGATGCCACCTTGTCTAAAAAGTCAATCGGGTTTTTCGGTTCAACTTTCTTTACTAGCTCATCAAACTTCACATAGATGGAATCAGTATCAGAAGCGACCACATAATCCTCACCTTCTGTCTGTAAAATTTTATTCAAGTATTCATTCACCTTATTTTCAATCCATCTAATAGACAACTGACCTGATGTTGTTATGGCAGTAGCCAACCTTTCATCATAATAACGGAAGTATTGATTGCCGATAGCCCCATAACAACTATTCAATGCTATCTTTCTTGCCATCTGAATGTTGTGATACTTGGATATCTCCTTCAGATACTTTTTATCTTTGGTGTTTTCATATCGTTGTCGGGCCTCTAATGAATACTTTTTGAATTTCACACGGTCCTCATACATTTTCTCCATCAACTCTGGGAGAAAGCCACTCTTATCGGTTCTAAAACAAGCGGCATTAGGAGTTACGGTTAGTTTCAACTCTTTCAGAAAATCAGTTTCTACTTCCTTAGTCAAAAGTTTATCTACTGAAATACCCCTTGGGAATCTTTCCGAAATCATAGTTTCTGGAGAAATATTATACTCCATAATAAGATGGGGATAAAGAGAATTGAGGTCAAACGATACTATCCAGTTATGCTGTCCTGTCTGTGGGTCCTTTACATAAGCCCCTTCATACCTAGACCCTTTACTCTCTGATATTTTTGGCGGCACCGCTATCTTTTTTGTTTTTAGATAATTGAAAATAATAACATCCCACATTCTAACTTGTGAGAATACATCAATATAATTTACCTTCGCCTCATATGCCATAGTGATACACATTTCAAGCAACTTCATCTTATCTTCTAAAGCATCTACCAGTTCCACATCCTTGATATTATAATCAACAAACGATTGATAATCTTTTGTATACCACTCCTTGAATGTATCATAAGGATTCTTGTCCTTCTTTACACCCAACTCAATACTTGCTATGTAATCTAAAGCAAAGGACTCTTGGTTCTTATATGTAAATTTCATATAGATGTCCATATAATCCAGATTAGAAACACCCCAAATATTATACTTGGTGAATTCACGACCATAAGATGTCACCTTCTCCTCTGATACAACATTCCACGGAGATAATAGGTTTGTCTTTTTAGGACCGAATAGTTTGGTGATACGATTACACAGATAAGGAATATCAAAGAAGTTTATATTCCAACCAGTTATAACATCTGGCTTGACTTGTGAGAAAAACTCCACAAATTGCTCGAGTAATTCCCTTTCATCCAGACAACGGACATACTCCACATCATCCCTGTCTGTTTTGAATTCATCTATGCCCCACACCAAAATCTTCTTTGTGTTTTGGTTCTTCACCGTAATGGCTAGGACTTCTTCTTCTGCTTCTTTGGGCTCTGGAAAACCATTCTCACTAGCGACCTCAATATCAATAGTAAGAATAAGAATCTTCTCCTTATCCCAATTCACCAACCCCTCATATGTATCAGAAATCCAGGTGTATGGATATCTTTCAAAACCATACACGAAACCTGGCAAATCTTTATACTGATTGATGAAATCTCTGGCCTCGGAAATGGAGCCAAAAGTTATCGGCTCCACAGACCGACCCTGCAGAGTTTTATATTTTGATTTCTTTTTTGTGGGCCGGAATAATGTAGGTTTATAATCCAACCGCTCCTGCACACGCTTCCCATCCTCAATTTTGCGGATGAGAAATGTATTCCCGCGTTGAATTATTGACGTATAAAACGATTCCATATTATTCATTATACACTATGGTGCATAAGAAGTCAATACTATTCGCTTAATACTTTCTTGGTATCTACCCTCAAATTGGGAACAACTATGCCTGAACCAAACATTTGATTGTACCCATTTAGTAAATCTTTATTCATTGTGGTACTAAAAACAAGCCAATCTTTAGGAACATCCACAGATTTCTCGGTAGTAAAAGGACACCATGGTGCAAACCCCATCTGCACATTACCACCTCTTGGATCACCCATCGGTACTATCTGTGCTGGGTTTGTTATTGACACCACATCATCCTTTTCTTCCACATCACCAACTATATCTTCACCTGATTTCAGGCGAAGCAATTTCACTTCACTCATAACAATTCCTCAATCTACTCTTTTCTTTGAACCTATATTATATTTTGTTTCCAACACCCAATCTTCTTTATCTCTATATGACAAAACCTTTATCTGTGATAGTGGGGCTTTAGGTTCAGCTACCCCAACAATTTCTATCAATTCCCAATCACCTAACAAACTCGCTATTGTATTCCTTCTCTCTACATCATTCAGTGTTATGTTTGTTGGCTTACCATCAAGTGCAAATAATTCCTTAAAATGTACTATGAAATATCTACCTTGTTTGTGTAATATGTGGCACGACTGATATAAAATTTTATCCTTTCTACTTGCAACACCGATACGAGATAAAGTTTCTCTGACTTTTAGAAAATCATCTGGCTCGTTTAACTTTACCTCCAGCATCATTTCGGGAGTCCACTCCACTTCTTCCATGGTTTACACCTCTAATCAATTTTCTTTTTATAGTTTTAACTTGGTCATCGGTCAAAACACGGAGGGCCTGTTTAGCCTTTTCATTGCTATAGCCATAATATTCTTTGATATACTCTATGTCTTTCACCTTTGAAGCACGAATCCACTTCGCAAAGCGTTTCCGCTTACTCAAACTATTTATGAAAAAGTCATTTTGCAGACGATTGTCCAGATAATGCATACGGTTCATTTCATTCACATAGAATATGGCATCTCCGTGGGCTGATAAACACTTATTGATGATGTAAGCTGGGTACTTTTTCTCCCAAAACTCATCCTCATCTTCCATAAGGTTCTTCTTCCCAAAGTTTATTTCATTTAGGTATTGTGATAATTGATAATCTTTTTTACTCATGCCAATTCTGCCATAACCAATTAGTGTGTTGCTCTTCATTATAGATACGATAATCATCCCAATTACCGTAAGTCCTCATATGAGTATACACTGAATTTGTGTTGGCGTCAAGGATTTTTTCCTCCCACCAATCAGGAGACTTCACAGTGCAATGTGCATTTTCTCCATTGGGTAATATTGCTTGGGCCGGCTGTGTTGATATGCCTAGAAATACAAACCTCTCAGCTCGGTCAAACATAAGTTGTAAAGTTTCTAGGCATTCTTCTTCAGGAATATGTTCCATCACATCAATAGAAAATACACCATCATAAGTTTTATCAGGCAACTTATCATGCTCTGGAATTGCCGGGTCATATAAATCTGGTCTTAAACCATCCCACCTTTGATGGATATTATATATAGAATATTGTGTGCCCTTACCACAACCAAAATCTAATAGACTTCGGCACTTTGTTTCTCTTATCAGACCCACCAGCTGGTCTATATGAACCAACATGATACTACCTGCACCATAATCAGGTACAATTTTGTGGTGCTCTTTATATAATTCTACGTTTTTCATATGATAGAATTACTCACTAAGAAATTATCAAGCGTTGAAAAATTGAATAAAGAGTTGTCATACACTTCTTTACTGAGCTCACATCCAAGATATTTTCTATTCATTTCTTTAGCTACTTGTAATGAAATACCAGATGCTGCAAACGGGTCTAAAACTTTATCACCTTCTTTAGTTAGTCTATCTATTATCATATGGCAAAATGGTTCTGGCCACATAAATGAATTCAAAGCACCTTTTATGTTGCCTATCCTTTCTGTATTATATATCAAAATATTTTTCAAGAAATCTCCTGAGCGTTTAATTGTACCATTTCTGGTAAATATCACACATTGTTGATAATTGAAATAATACATATCTCTTTTATCTACTGGTTCATTTCTCACCACAATTTTGTAATCTTTCATTTTCATACCACATTCCGAAAGCGCATTGCTGTATGTGATATGATTGGCTAAAATTTCACCATTGATTTTGCGGTCTGTCTGTGATACCACCACAAATCCATCGTCTTTCACCATACGAGCAAATTCTTTCATCACATTAGTCTGAAACTCTTTATAACTTACCGTATCTTTCTCAAAGTGTGTCTGTGAAATATCTGGTAGACTACTAAAGACTAAATCGACCGACTTGTCTTCCACTTCTTTCATTAAATCAGCAGCATCACACAGTAAAAATTGATTCCATTCCATCAAAAAACCTCCTACCTACACACCAGAATAAAATCTTCTGGTCTAAATTTATATTATTTAACATCCACTTATGAGCCTTGGCTTCATATATATCATCTAGTGCTATATCTCCTACCCATTGTATTTCTGATTTAGAATACGGTGAATTGGTAGATACTAATTCATACTCATATTTAACCTTTTCTTCCCAAACCAATTCTTCTCTATACAAATAACTATCTACTAATTTACGTCTATCTGGACCTACATGAACTCCTATCACTCGTTTGACGATTTTATTATGTTCATGCAAACCCTTTAGAATATTTGCAAATTGTATTCCACTTCCCATAGGGACTACTAAAACATCCAACTCATCAGGTATGTTCTTCACCTGTTGAGTATTTACAAACATCAACTCTGGATGACTATAAATGTGTTT